AAGACTAAAGGCTCAAGCGGCGTAGTCAAATTGGCGGTTAGCGGTGGCAGTGTCGCTGCTATGGGTGAGATTCGTAGTTTCACCTTGGATGAAACGGCAGACACGATTGAAGACAGTGTGATGGGCGATACCTCGCGCACCTATGTCTCTTCTCTCAAGACTGCCACTCTATCAATGGATGTTTACTGGGATGATGCAGACGCTGTTCAGCTAGTAATGGACGCAGCAGCGGATCTGATCTTTGAGTTGTATCCTACTGGCACGGGCACTGGCGAAAAGTACTACAGTGGTTCTGGCATCCTGACGAGCAAATCTATAACCGCGTCATTCGATGGTATGGTTGAGGGAAGTTTCGCTCTGCAAGTATCTGGAGCGGTTACAGAAGCCACAGCATAAGGACATCCCAAAATGGGACTAGCTAAAGAACTGAGAAGCAGAAGAAATCTGAGTGCGAGAGAGATCGAAGTGGAGGCGTGGGCTGATTCAGATGGTCAGCCTTTCGCCCTCTACTGCTACCCTCTCACTTGTTTTGACATGAACGAGATGCAGAAAAAGCATCCTAAGTTCATGGAAGGGATGACCCTTGGCGCGATGGTTGATTTGATTGTGCTGAAAGCGTGCGATAAGTCTGGTGAGCGAATCTTCACATCTGCCGAAGACAAGCACGACTTGATGGGTGAAGAGAGCGCGGTCATTAGCGACATCGCTGCGAGAATGTTCGCGTCAGTGCAGAGTGTTGAGGAACACGAAAAAAACTAGCGTCCGATCAGTTTAGGTTCACGTTAATAACCTTGGCTGATCGGTTACATATGAGCATTTCAGAGGCCGAGCAGATGCCCATGTCAGAGTTCAATGAATGGCTGGCCTACTTCAACTTGATGGGTGCTGACGATGGCAAATGAAGCGGTAAGAATCCCGATAGAGGCGGTCGATAACACCAAGGCCGCTTTTAACTCTGTCAACCAAAATCTCAACAAGACCGCCAAGAATGCCAAGGTTGTCACAGGCTCTTTTGGCAGATTCCGTGGGGCATCCCAGCAGTTAGGCTTTCAGATTCAAGACGTTGCTGTTCAACTTAAGAGTGGGACGGATGCGTCCATTGTCCTCGCCCAACAGGGTTCTCAGATAGCGTCTATCTTCGGGCCTGCTGGTGCTGTTGTAGGTGCGTTCATAGCTGTAGGTGCAGCGGTAGCGGGGCCATTTATATCTTCCATTCTAGGTGGCACGACTGCATTAAAAGAAATGCAAGAAGCTGCTGATAGGGTGCAGGGTTCTCTTGCGGCGATGACGGTTACAGAAAGGGCGAGGGCGATGAGGCGCAATGCTGAGTTGCAAGCTGAAGCGTTAGCCGCACAAGCAGAAGCGCAGCGAAAAGTCACAGAGGCTGAAAACGAAGTTGAGAGGTTGAGGTCTGACAGGCGCACAAGGCAACCCGTTTTGCTTGCTGCGATTGAGCAGGTGACAGTAGCAGAGAAAGAGCAAATATCTGTCAACGAAGAAGCGCAGATTGTTCTTGAAAGAATAACGGCGGTGAATCAGGCATATGCAGAGTCACAAGATACAACTGCGCAAAGCATCAAAGAAGCTAACAACGCGATGCGAGAGCAGAGAAGGCTCGCAAAAGAAATGGCAGATGCTGAGGAGGCTGCTGGTGCGGTTCTACTCAACATCAACCAAGCAAACATTGACAGAAGCATCGAAGAGCGCCGAGAAAAGAAGCAGAACAAAGAAGACACGATAAACTTTTTGGATGAGCAGTTAGCTGCTTCTGCGCAGACCAGCAAAAAGATGTTTGCCGTTAACAAGGCGTTCCGTATAGCACAAGCAACGATGCAAACGTATGAGGCGGCGACAAAAGCCTTGGCTGCATTCCCTCCCCCATTCGGTCAGTTGGCTGCCATCGCTACAGTTGGTTTCGGTTTGGGGCAGGTTGCTAATATCAAGTCGCAGAGCTTCGAGGGTGGGGGTTTTACTGGTAGAGGTGCGAGGGCTGGTGGCTTAGATGGAAAGGGTGGTCGCATGGCTATGATCCACCCGAATGAGACGGTCATTGACCACACAAAGGGCGGTGCTGGAGGCATTACAGTCATTAACAACGTCGATGCTCGTGGCTCAGGCGCTGATGTAGACCAAAAGATTAAAACCGCTATGGCTCAGACTAGCCAACAGACTATAATGACGATTCAAGACCTGATGCGTCGGAGGCGGTTCGTATGACCACATTCACATTTCCGGCAATAACCCCCACGACGAACACGTTTGAGCTTGTAGCTAACACAAGGACGTTTCAAAGCCCACTGACTAACGCGATACAAACGACATCGCGCAAGGGTTCTTTGTGGCGAGCCAGTCTTCAGTTCAACAATTTATCAGGGGCTGACCGCAAGGTTCTGCAAGCCTTCGTGGTGAAGCTAAACGGACAGCAGCATCGCTTCACGCTTCAAGATCACTCACACACCTTGAGAGGAGCGGGTGGTGGCGATTTAAGAGTTAACGGTGGTACTCAATCGGGTACCAGTTTGGTCTGTGATGGCGCTACTGCGAGTGTGAATAACTACCTCAGAGCCGGTGACTACATCTCGTTTAATAACGAACTTCACATGGTGGTCGCTGATACAAACTCTGACGGTTCTGGCAATGTTACCTTGTCAATTGCACCTCCAATACGCAAAACGCCAGCAGACGACACGATTGTTGACTACACGGCTCCAGTCACTGGTGTATTCATGCTCGCTGGCCCTGCATCCTGGGACACGCAAGCAGATATAACGTCCAGCTTCAACATTGAGGCGGTCGAGGACGTTCTAGCATGAGCCGTGGTTTTCCCTCTAATGTCCTGACTGCGCTGGCATCGCAACACGTTGCACTAGTCACGTTTGCTGAGTTGCAGTTCCCATCTGGGACGGTGTACCTGCACAACTCCATAGGTACTTATACATGGGGTGGGCATGACTGGCTGGGTGTGGGTGATCTGGGGGAGATCAGCCAGATTGAAGAAGGCGCAGACGTTAGCCCTTACAAGATAACTCTGTCGCTCTCTGGGTTAGACGCGACCATCTCAGGTGCCGCGCTGACCGAAGACTACTACATGCACCCCGTTAAGGTGTATCTGGGTGTATTGGACGCAGATGATGCGTTGCTCGCTGACCCGACTATCGTGTTTGAAGGCGCGATGGATCAGATGACTGTATCCGTGGGCGCTGATGGTGGGGATGTTATTGCTCTCACAGCAGAGTCAGAGCTTGCGCGGTTCGATAGGGCATCGAATCTCAAGTACACGGACACCCAATTACAAACCGACTTTTCAGGCGATGTGGCTTTCGAGTTCATGGCTGACATCGACGGGGCCAAGATTCGTTGGGGTGATCCTAACTCGGATTCTGTTGCCGGTGGAACCTCTACGCCCACCATAAACTTCGACCGTATCGACGTGAATCCGAGCATGTGATGCGGGTTCATTTAGCACTTAACAAGTGGCAGCGTCGTCAGTTCAATTATGGCGATGCAGACTGCTGCCAGTTCACTGCCTTTGTGGTTAAAGAACTGACCGGCAGGGATTATTCCTCGCAGTTTGAATACACAAGTGAGGCCGAGGCTGAGCTTATCGTCGGACGTAAGGGAGAGTTGGTGGACTTTATTGCTAGTGTTTTAGGCAAGGCGAGTTCTGACCTTAAAGACGGTGATCCTTGTGTCGTAGACATCCCTATAGCCGGTCAAGTTTGCGGCATCAAGCTGTCAGATAAGATTGTGTGCCTGACTGAGAAGGGGATGATTCGGATACCAGACCGCTATTTACTAGCCGGATGGAGCGTGTAAATGCCACCAGTAATAGGAGCATTCGTAGCAGCAGCAGCAACCGTTGCGGGTGCTGTCATGGGCGTAGCCGGAGCGATTGGCGGGGTTCTTGGTTTAAGCGGTCTAGTGGCAGAGGTTGTCGGCCTAGCAGCGATATTCGGCGCGTCTTCTGCCATGAAGGGCTTGATGCCCGACATGACGATGCCACAAGTGGACACGGATCAATCACGACAGCAGACCGTCCGAGGGACGATTGAGCCACAAAAGCTGGTCTATGGTGAGGCGCTAGTCTCTGGCCCGATATTCTTTGTCGGAGTTGCAGGCACAGATAACAATACTCTCTATCACGCCATCGCTTTGACCGGACATGAGGCTGATGACATCACGGACATTCACTTCGATAATGAGGTGGTGACCGATGCACAGATTAACCAATCCTTTCAGGTAACAGCGGGAGAGTTCGGCCCTACATCAGAAGCACCCTCCGAGCATATCTGTCGCATTGAGCGCAAGACCGGCTCCGACACTCAAGCGTCTAGCTCGTTACTCACTCCCACGTTTAACGACTGGACTTCATCCCATAGGGCGAGAGGTATCTCTTATGTCGTAACAGAGTGGAAGCTGACTGACTCATCTCAAGAGGTGTGGGACAGGCTCAAGCCAAACAACATCAAGGCACTGGTTAAGGGTAAAAAGGACATCTATGACCCACGCTTGGACGTTGCAGCGGGGAATACGGCAGGCGACAACCCAAGCACTGTTGCATATCAGCAATGGACTGACAACCCCGCTCTATGTGTCGCCAACTACCTAACAGACACCAGATTCGGTTTGAGCATCCCTACAAGCAAGATTGATTGGGCGGCAGTGGTGACGGCGGCAGACGCTTGTGACGTGACAGTCACTGTTCCAAACAGCGGAACAGAAAAGCGATTCACCGCCAACGGTGTGCTGTTCGCTGGTGACACACACAGAACGAATATCAACAAGCTACTGTCTGCGATGAACGGCAGCTTGGTATATTCGAATGGTATATACACGATTCGGGCAGGAATCTATGAAGCCCCCACGGAAAGCCTCGATGAAGACGACCTCGCAGGAGCAGTCACGGTTAAGACGTCAGTGGAACGAGGCCAGCGTTTTAACACAGTGCGCCCGATATTTATTGATCCCTCCCAAAGACACAAGAGCGTCGAGGCTCCTGAAGTACAAATTACAAGTGCAGTTAGCCGAGATAATGGAGAGGTTCTAACTAGAGACATCCAGCTACCGTTCACAAACAGTAGCTTCATGGCCCAGAGAATTGCTCACAAGCAGATTCAGCTATCCGACCAGCAGAAGGTCATCACGTTCCCAGCTAATCTCACAGGGCTTCGTGTGGACGTTGGGGACAGGGTTCAAGTCACCATCGAGGAACTGAACTATAGCAACAAGGTATTCCGTTGCGCTGGGTGGTCATTCTCAGACACTCAAGACGGCGTGGTTAACCTCACTCTATTGGAAGATGACTCTGGTTCGTATGCAGACCCCACGGCGGGTGAGTACAGCACCATCTCTGCATCAGGTGTTATCACTCAGGGGTTCCGTGGTGTACCTGACCCACAGAACTTATCGGCTACGGCTGGACTCAAGCACATCGAGTTGAACTGGACGAATCCCAGCAACCCAAAGCTGTTTGAGACCATAGCTATCTATGCTTCGGCAGACTCGTCTTGGTCGAACGCACAGCTAATCGGTGAGACCAGAGGCACTCAGTTTTTCCACGATGGTGCGAATCCGATAGACCCTGTTGCGGTCGGCGACACTCGTTACTACTGGATAAGGGCTTTTGCCTACGCTGGTGATAAGAACACAAGCAGCACATTCATTGTCTCTGACAGAAACCCAGACAACGACACATCGAACATCGTCCAGACCGTTGGGCCTAATAATCCTGACTATTCCGACATCGTTGACGATACCCCAGCGCAAGAAGCACCCAGTAATCTCACGCTAACAGAGACAACAGTTTTAGGTAATGATGGCGCGGTTCTACCTGCTGTCCGTGTTTCTTGGACTGCGCCTGTAGCGAATACATATGTCAACGCCTACGAAGTGGAGTTCAAGCGAACATCTGCCAGTCAGATTGACTATGGGCAAGTGACGGACTCCTATACCGCGACTATTGATTACGGCTCTGTTGCTGACGCTACTACTCTCGAACTGAACTACGGTGGAGTGAATGAGGCTGTCACTGATCCTGGGGCTGAGTTCTCATCTGTTCTGGTATACGGAACCAGCACGACAATCGCAGGCCAGAAAGAACTAGAAGAACACACCTTCAGGGTGAGGGCGGTCACAGTCACAGGCAAAACGTCTGGGTTTATAACTGCGTCGATTGTGTTACAAGGCGACCAGACTGCACCAGCTATCCCTGGCAGCATTGTGGCGACTGGTGGCATCCAACAGATAAAACTCGACTACGAACTGCCGTCCGATTCTGATTTAGCCTTCGTTGAAGTCTTCGCTAATACTGTCGACAATCTTGCTAGTGCAACACTGATTGCCAAGACTAAAGCAGACCAGTTCACCGAGACGGGTCTGGGCAATAACGTCACTCGCTACTACTTTCTGAGAAGTGCTGACCGCTCTGGCAACCTCTCTGGGTTCAGTGCTTCTTTCAGTGCTACAACTCAAAAGGTTGTATTAGATGACCTAGCTCAAACGGTGCTAGACCAATTCGCAGCAGGCGATGCGTTTGGTATTGAGCCGGTATCTACACTGACAGGCGTTACTGGCGACCATGTGGGACAGGTTAAGCTACTTACCACGACGAACACTCTCTTCGTCTGGACTGGTTCTGCGTGGTCTGAAGACATCTTTACAGCCTCAACAGTAGACCCAGGCTCCATCACTGCCGCGTCGTTCGCATCGGGTGTTGAACCTATTTCAGCGGTTAATAGTTTGCCGTCGCCTACAGGATACACCGGCCCATCAGTCATCTTCTTAACTACAGACAAGAAGCTATACCGCTACGACTCATCGGTTCCAGCTTTCACGACGCTAATAAGCACTGCTGACCTATCAGGCACTTTGGGTGAAAACTTATTCAGCGACACCATTAGACCGATTGAGAGGGTGGGAGCCTTACCGACTACGAACCTGACCACTGGTCGAGTGGTGATGCTTACCACCGACTCCAAGCTGTATCGCTACACTGGAACAACGTGGACGAAGGCGATTTCAGCAGGAGACCTTGACGACCAATTAAACCTAGCCACACAAGCCTCTGGATTGCTCCCTGTTGCGAATGCTGCTTCGGGCTTGGTGAACAGTAACGTCACGATAAACGCTGACGGTACGCTCTCCGGCGCAGGCTCAGGGCAAGCCACCCTCACAGGCTTAGGTGCTGGGCAGGTTGCAACGCTCGACACGATTACTGAGACCTTCATCGGCAATAACGCGATTTCGACTGCAAAAATTCAAGCGAATGCCATAACGTCGAATCTTATATTGGCGGGGGCGATTGGAGTTTCGCAACTGGCTGCCAACTCCGTGACGGCAAATGCCGTGGCGGCGAACAGTATTTCAAGTGCTTCACTCCAAACCGGTGCCGTAGTCGCTGATTCCATCTCAAGCGGCGCGATAAACGCTGACAAGCTGGCAGCAAATTCGGTCTCGGCATCAGCCCTCCAAGCGAACTCCGTGAGCGCTTCTGAGGTGGTTGCGAACAGTTTGACTAGTGCGGAACTGAATACGTCTCAAATATTCTCCGATTCTGCTGTCATTGGTGCGATTCAAGCTGGCTCTATCACGACATCAGCCGTAGTCAGTGCCATTGGTAGCTTTGAGTTTGTTGAAAGTGACAACATAGCCTCAAACGCTATCACGGCAGGGAAGATTGCCGCCTCGAGCATCGACGCATCTAAACTCAACGTCACTGATTTGTCGGCTATTTCTGCCAATATGGGCACGATAACGGCGGGATCTATCGCTGCGGGTCTAATAACGGGTGACGTTGCGACCTTTGCCAATCACACGCTGGCATCGAATGCGACTGAGGCAATCTTAGAGGATGAGAAGCTGATCCACACGATTACGGCGCCAGCGAATTCAGCAGGACTTGCCCACACAAATGTTATACTGCTGACCATTAGGCTGAACATCGACGCAGACCGGCTAAAAGAAGGCAATGCAATGCTGGTGAGGGTGAGAAAAGACGCCACCTTCGACAGCAATCAAGAGATGTTGAACGCAGGCACTAAGTTGGGCGAGTTCTTTTGTGGTGTTCAATATGATGGCTCAGGTAGCGCGGTCGAGCTTATTCAGTCGGTGACTTTGGTTGCGGCAGACAACGCGACACAGACATCAGCGAAGAGTTACTTCGTCACATTTACAGGCACAGAGCTAACAGGCTCTGAACCAGAAAGCAATAATCTTGGAAACAGCGCAGGCGGAACTGCAATCACAGTAGGTATCAGATAATGGCTACACAATTACAGATTAGACGTGGCACCAGCGCACAGGTAGCCGCCTTCACAGGTGCCGAGGGCGAGATAGTCGTCAACACCACCAACGACTCAGTTCATGTCAATGACGGCTCCACAGCGGGTGGGTTCGAGCTTGCGCGGGTGGATGGATCCAACTGGGCTATCACCAACGCCATATCAACGACTGCAAACATATCCTTTGGCGACAACGACAAGGCCATCTTTGGTGCTGGCTCTGACCTACAGATTTATCATGATGGTAGCGCATCTTATGTCCAAGACACTGGCACAGGTGCTTTGTATCTACAAGGCGATGGCGGCGTCAATATACGAAATGCCGCTGGAACCGAAAATAAAGCAGTTTTTGCAAGCGATGGTGCAGTTACTCTTTACTTCGACAATACCGCTCGTTTTGCCACCACCTCATCAGGCATCGACGTTACGGGTACTGTGACTGCTGATGGTTTGACTGTTGATGGTGTTGGTAGTGTTTCAGCAAACACAACAAGTAATGCAGGGTCGATTTATAACGCAAACACAAGTGGCAATGTTCTTAAATTAAGGTCAGGCAGTGTTGGTGGAACAACGGCTGTTTTAGGCATTTTTGACGGCAACAATAACGAAAAAGCTAGGTTTACTGCTTCAGGACGGTTGGGTATTGGCACTAGCTCGCCTAGTGAGCTTTTGCACATTAATAGAGCATCTGGCACTGGCGCATATATTCGCATTCAGGACGCTTCAGGCGGTAACTATATTGGGACTGATGGTGGCGTCCTTCAGTTTTTTGATGGCTCTGCATCGGAGAAGATGCGCATCGACTCAAGCGGTAATGTCGGTATTGGAGGAAATGGAACAGGAACCGGACTTGGTGTTTATTTGAGCAAAGGCACTGGAGCTAACTTCTTTGAAGCCTCTGATGGCACAAAGACAATGATTACGGGTTCTGATAGTACGCAAGATTTTGTAAAGATAGGTTCTCTTTCTGCCCACCCTGTAGGTTTTGTTGTCGGGAATGGCGAGAAGATGCGCATCGACTCAAGCGGCAACTTGTTGATTGGGACTACGACAACCAACATAGCTACAGAAGGGACTGTTATTTACGGTGCTGGCAATGAAGGTGTTATGCAACTTTCAAGCACTGCTATGACAGCGTTGTATATTAATAGAAGCAATGATGGTGAGTTAGTTCAGTTTCGCAAAAACAACGCGACAGTCGGGAGTATTGGTACTGTTGCTGGCGATATTGTTATTGGTACGGGTGCATGTGGCATACGATTCCATGATGGGACACCAGCACTACAGCCAAGAAATACTGACGGTTCTGCCAACAACGATGCTATTGATATTGGTCTTACTGGCAACCGCTTCAAAGACCTTTTTCTGTCAGGCGCTGCAGCTTCAGGAACATCAAGTAATTACTTGCGGTTTTTACACGATGGCGGTAATGGAATTATAGATAACACTGCGGGTTCTTTGGTATTCAGACGTAGTGGTTCATTTACAGAATCCATGCGCCTCGACACTAGCGGCAACTTGCTGGTGGGTAAGACTTCTACTGCGGCAGGAGACGGTACGGTAATAGGCTCTAATGGCGTATCTAACTGCACAGCTTCAGGTACCGCCACTCTCATATTAAACCGACAAAGTAGTAATGGTGATTGTTTAGAGTTTAGAAGACAAAATGTAAAAGTTGGTAGCGTATCTGTATCAGGCACAAACGCAACCTTTAACATCTCCTCAGACCAACGCCTTAAACAAAACATTGCAGACGCTGATGACGCAGGTAGCAAGATAGACGCTATCCAAGTACGTAAGTTTGACTGGATTACTGATGGGTCACATCAAGACTACGGCATGATAGCTCAAGAACTACAAGGCGTTTCTTC